CTCGTCGCGTTCACACTTTCGTCGTAGGACAGTCGATCGTCGTAGCTGGCCTCCCAGCTCCATTCACTGCTACGCACACAGTTACAAAAATTACAGATACTTCATTCTCGGCCGCTCTTACATCTTCGGACGTAACACGTCGCCAGATTATTCCTAACGGAAGTGCAACTCTTAGCGGCTATTCTGCCGCGACTCTTTACGTAGGGAACTCTTCCATCGAATCCGCGATCTACGCGGTATCTATTGAAGTCTTCCAATCTCGCACAGCTGCGGGCGGCCAGATCGAAGGCGTCGACTTCGCTTCGACTCCGTACCGAATGGGCCGATCATTACTTAATCGCGTAATCGGGCTTCTTGGTAATTACATCGACGTCGAGACGATGGTCGGATAATGCCAGCCAGTTCTATTCTTTCCAGTGTTCGCAATCCGCTAAAGACAGCCATCGCGGGAGTAGCGGCTAACGTCTACGACTCAGTTCCAGAAGCTCCGATCGTTCCATTTGCGGCGATCGTTCCGAGCACTCCCTACTTACAGCCTAACTTCTTAAGCAAGGCGAACGTCAAACTTAAAGTTAATTTAGTAATTACCGTAGGCGTAGCGATCTACGATAATCAGAGCGCACTCGATAACATCGAACAGCTCGCTATTAGCATTCTGGCGGCTTTACCGTCAGGGTATGAAGTCGGAGATCTAACGAATCCGATTAACGTCACAGTAGGAGCTTCCGAGATTCTCGCTCTAGAGATTCCAGTAGCAACTTATTACACACAAACAAACTAGGAGACAAACATGGCCACGACCGTAATCACAGGGCGCGATCTTTCGTTTACGATCGCGACCGTTTCTTACAATGAACAAGCAACAAGCGCAACACTAAGCGGAGACGTAACAATAGATCGTTACATGACGCTAAACGGCCCAGCGTATAAGTCCGTAGATAAGCAGTGGACATTCGACGTCGAAATGCTTGCAGACTGGGGCGCAACAGGTTCACTCTGCGAAGCTCTATGGGCAGCTGCGGAGACAAGTCCTAATACGACTATGGCGGTATCGCTTACAGCTGTAACAGGCGCAGTATTCGCGTTCAACGTTCTACCAATCTTTCCAAGCGTGGGCGGATCATCGCCAGACGCTCAGACTGTTAGCATGAGCTTTACAGTCGTGGGAACACCTACAGAAACCTTTAGTTAAGAAAAGAATCGGGAGCAAAAATGAAGCTAGAACTAGAAGTCCAGTACCTATCAGGAGAAGAAGCTACTTACGTGGCGGCAGTTCCAGAATGGGTTAAGTGGGAGCGTAAGTTCAATGCAACAGTGAACGAAGCAGAATCTAAACTCGGACTCGAAGGGCTTACATTCTTGGCTTATCACGCTATGAAGCGCGAAGCAGCTGGGAATCCTGTAAAGCCTTTCGAGATCTGGGTGGAGACTGTTGAAGGAATTACTAGTAAGAAGTCAGACCCAAAAGCTGGCCCGTCGGAAGCTTAAACCGCGCACTCATAGAGTTAGCGATCGCTAGTCGAATCCCGATGAGCGAGTGGAAGACGGCAGAAGACGTTCTTACAGGAATAGAGATTCTGGAGAGGCAGAATGGCAGATAAAAGCGGCCGCGGCACTTATGCTATTACTGTCGATCCTTACGAGTTTAAGAATCTTCTAGGTTTACTGGGTTCATTCCCAGCCGAGTATCAACAACTCGTTAGAGATCGCGCGCAGCCTTTATCTCAGCGGTTAGCGGGCCAGTTAATGATGAGCGGTTTATCCGCTCCAGCTCCACAGACGAAGCTCGTAGTTCAGACGATTAAGACTCCACGCGATCGTCTTGTTCGCGTCGACATCGGCGGCCCTAAGAAGGTAGGTCGTCCTTATGGCGGCGAAGCTTCTAAAAGTGGCAAGGGTAATAAAGTTAAGCGACAAGCTGCGCCAGCGGGCGCGCTGTTATGGGGAACCGAGTTTGGTTCTCATGGTGGCGTCGACTCTATCGGTCGCGTGTTTACGAATCGCTTTAAGACACCTTATAACAAGCGAGGCTACTGGATCGCTCCCGCTGTAGACTTCTACGTTCCAGTAGTAGCGCGCGAGTATTCGCTTATGGTGCAACAGATCGCTAATGAATTGAGGCTAAAGTAATGGCGGGCATTCCGAAGATAAAGATTACTTTCGACGCCGACTTCGACGAATTAAAGAAGGGCGTTAAAGGCGCGCAGAATGAAGTCGAAGGATTCGGATCTAAAGTCGGAGACTTCGCTAAGAAGGCTGGAGCTGCGTTCGCACTAGCTGGCGCGGCAGCTGCGGCTTATGCTGGAAAGTTACTTATCGACGGCGTTAAGTCTGCCATCGCAGATGAAGCGGCTCAGGCCAAGCTCGCGACTACATTACAGAACGTTACGGGCGCGACTAATGCCCAGATTCAGGCTACCGAGGCTTACATAACTAAAACTTCTCTAGCTACGGGCGTAACGGACGACGATCTTAGGCCGAGCCTTGATCGCCTAATTCGGTCCACTAAGGACGTTACGGAAGCCCAGAGACTTCAACAGATCGCGCTAGACGTTAGTGCGGGCACTGGGAAAAGTTTATCCGCGGTTTCAGAAGCGTTAGCCAAGGCATACGACGGGAACTTCGCAGCTCTAAAGAAGCTTGGCGTTCCAATCGACGAGACGATTCTAAAGACTAAAGACTTCGACGCTGCCATGCTCGCGCTGTCGGCTACTTTCGACGAGCAAGCCTCGATCCAAGCCGACACATTCCAAGGCAAGATGGCCCGTCTTACTGTTGCATTCGATGAGGCTAAAGAGACTGTAGGTTCTTACATTCTCGACGCTATTACTCCCTTAGTCTCTAGCTTCGTAGATAAAGGCATTCCAGCGATCACAGCTGTAGCGGAAACTTTAGGTAAAACTTTAGGGCCAGCGTTCGGCGCAATCTTTAGAGCCATAAGAGACGACTTACTTCCAATCTTACGCGCTTGGTGGACTTTCCTTTATGACACAGTTATTCCAGCCATCGGTAAAGTAATCGGCCCAGTTCTCGAAGGTCTTAGTTACGCATTCAATACAATCAAGAAAGCGGTCGCCGAGAACTCCACAGAGTTAGCTCCGTTCTTGCAATTACTTAAAAACATCTTCGAGTTTATTAGTAAATACTTCGCGCCTATCCTTGGCAATAACTTAAAGCTCGCACTCATGGGCATAAGTAACTTAGTCGCTACTTTAATTACGGGATTCTCGCAGCTAGTCGGATTCTTGACTCAGGCTTATAAACAGATGACGAACATCGTTAACTTGGTCAACGAGAATAAAAGTTTATTCTTGGGACAAGCTGGAGTCGTGGGAACTATCATCGGAAAGTTAGGCGGTGCTAAAGCCAAGGGCGGCCCAGTCGCGGGCGGCACTTCTTACCTAGTCGGAGAGCGTGGCCCAGAACTGTTCACGCCAAACACTAGCGGAATGATTACTCCAAACAATCGTCTCGGCGGATCAGGGGCCAACGTCTTTAACATCACTGTAAACGGCGCAATAGACGCAGAAGGTACGGCTAGAACTATAGTAGACATTCTTAACCGTTCAGCTGCTCGCGGCGGCGGTGGCTATAACGCACTAGTGAGCGTCTAATGAGCGTCTGGACTCCCGAATGGTCGATCCAGATAAACGGTGGAACCGAATACACGAATCTTACTCTAACGAACGTCTCGATCACTTCGGGCCGTACAGACATCTACTCCCAGCCTAGAGCGGGCTACTGTTCTTTAGAGATTCTTAATCTAGACGAATCTCCGCTTACTATCGACGTGAACGATAACGTCTTGATTAGAGTTAAAGACTCTACGGGAACTTTTGTTAATTTATTCGGCGGAGACGTTACAGACATTCAAGTTTCGGTCGTCAATAGCAGCGGAACGCAATCGAATCAGATTATCCGTCTAACAGCTCTTGGAGCCTTATCCAAACTTCCAGTAAGTCTTACAGAAGGCGTCTTATCTAAAGACTTCGATGGCAATCAGATCTACACAATTCTCTCAGAACTGCTTCTTAATAACTGGAACGAAGTGGCTCCCGCTGTAACGTGGGCTAATTATGACGCTACGACAACATGGGCTAACGCGGAGAACGTAGGACTGGGAGAGATAGATCGAGCGGGTGATTATGAACTGGCAGCTCGTTCGGCTTCTATTACAGACGTGTATTCTTTAGTAAGTTCTCTGGCTAATTCTGGACTCGGTTACATCTACGAAGATTCGGCCGGTCGAATCGGTTACGCAGATTCAACTCATCGCAGCGCGTATCTAGCTAGTAATGGCTATACCGTTATCTCAGCCCAAGACGCTCTTACTTCTTCGATCGCAACTATTAAAAGAATCTCAGACGTTCGCAATAACGTAACAGTCCAATACAATAACGGCGGCGAAGAATCGGCTAGTAATACTCAGTCCATCGCTATCTATGGACAACAAGCTCACACAATTCCGACGACCTTACATAACGCCGCCGACGCAGAGTTTCAGGCCGAGTTCTATTTAGGAATACGAGCCTTTCCACAGGCCCAGTTCCAAGCGATCACTTACACGCTGGCCAATAGCAACATAGACGACTCAGATCGAGACGCGCTTCTAAACGTGTTTATCGGTTTACCTTTAGACATAAACAATCTTCCGCCGAACATCTTGTTAGGACGCTTTCAAGGCTTCGTCGAAGGCTGGAGATTCTCGGCTGGAGTAAACAGACTCGACCTAACTCTTACTCTCAGTCCTACGGCTTTCAGCTTGCAGTCGATGAAGTGGGAGAACGTGAGTGTCGCCGAGAGCTGGAATACTTTATCTTCTACACTTATCTGGAACAACGCGACAGTAGTCGCATAAAGGAGCAATAAATGGCC